TGCACTAGACAGGAGAAAGAATAATGAATAAAGAGATACGAGAGTTCACAGAAGAAGAAAGGAAACGTGCTTTGGAACGTGCAAGAATAAATAACAATGACCCTTGTGATGATTGGTCAAACAATCCTATACCTAAAACAAAGGATGATAAAAATGATTGAAGTAACATACATAGACCACATGGGTAGTGACATATCAGTGGTGAACGCAGCAAGGGTTAGCTTTGGTAAGAAGAGTGGCTGGGCTAGTTTTAAATCTGGGGATGCACACAGAGGTGTGTTACATGATAAGGATCGTAAGCTGATCCATTACTTAGCAGAACATAAGCACCTCTCACCATTCGGTCATTGCTTTGCATCTTTTCATATCAAGGCTCCAGTGTTTGTAGCTAGACAACTAGTCAAGCATAAGTTCCTACGTTGGAATGAGATCAGTCGTAGGTATGTAGATACTGAGCCTGAGTTCTATGAACCTGATTCGTGGCGTGGTAGGTCAGAAGATAAGAAGCAAGGGAGTGAAGGTATAGTACAGATCTATATGGATCAGGGTATGCAGTGGTATAGACAGATGACTGCCTACGAAAATCTAATAAACAATGGGGTGTGTCCAGAGCAAGCACGTATGCTACTACCACAGTCAATGATGACTGAATGGTATTGGTCAGGTAGCCTTGACGCCTTTGCAGATATGTGTAATCTTAGATGTGCAAGTGATACACAACTAGAAACTAGAATAGTAGCTAATGGAATTTGTAACAAGATGAAGGAACTATTTCCTGTGTCTTGGTTTGCATTAAGATTGGAGGAAGTATAATGATTAGTGCAGCATTGATGTGCCTTGCAATGAACGTCTACCATGAGGCTAGGAGTGAGCCTATGTTAGGTCAGTATGCAGTAGCACACGTAGTAATTAATAGAGTTAACAGTACCAAATGGCCTGATGATGTATGCTCTGTTGTACATCAGGGGTTAGATAAAGGCAGACACAAGTGTCAGTTTAGCTGGTACTGTGATGGTAAGTCAGACAAAGCACATGAAGAATTACCGTGGGCTAGGGCATTAATCGTAGCTGATAATGTACTGCGTGGTAAGATAAAAGATCCAACCAAGGGTGCAACACACTACCATGCAAGGTACGTTAAGCCGTACTGGAGTGCATCACTCAACAACACTGTAATTTATGGGTCACATAAATTCTATCAATAGGAAATAAAATGTATAAAGAAACAATAGAGTTAGTTATTTCCGTTAAAGAAGATGAGTTGTATGATTTAACTAAGGAGTTGACAGATACAACAGACAGAATTACTATGGAAATACAAAAACGTGCAGAAGAAATAAAAGAACTAGAAAAGAAAATAGAGGAGATGAAAGGTGGCTAATGATACACCACACTCACCATGCCCTTACGAAGATTGTGCATCATCAGATGCATTCAACTGGAACAAAGATGGCTATGGATTTTGTCACTCATGTCATCAATCGTATCCTACAAAAAATATGCCAGCTACTTTTGGCTGGGCTAAAGAGGAGTACCCATTGAAAGACAACAGACAACCACAAGCAATACCCGTTGAGGGTGTTAAGTACACTGGCATTAGGAGCATAGACCCTGATGTATGTAAGCTGTACGGTATTCAAATACAGACAGGCCCGAAGGGTGAGGATGTACGGTATGCCTTCAAGTATCCACATACTACTAAGTATCGTATGTGTAATGATAAATCTAAGTCATGGGTAAAAGATCGTGGCCTTGGTATGAACCACCTGTTTGGCCCAGAGTTTAATGCTGGTACAGGTAAACGTATATACATAACTGAGGGTGAGTTTGATGCAGCTTCGTTGTATCAGATACTAGGTAAGACTTTCCCTGTTAAATCTTTACCTTCTTCATCTATTGGAGAGAAGTTCATCAAGAATAATATGAAATACTTATCCTCATTCAGAGAGGTTGTGTATGCTGGTGAGCTTGATGATCCGGGCCGTAGGGCTGCTAACAAATTGTATCAGGCATTCCCTGAGAAGTTTTACTTTGTACCTATGACAGAGTTCAAAGATGCTAATGAGTTCCTTGAAAAGGGTAAGGCTACCAGCCTGATGTGGGCTGCTAAGTCACCTCAGAGATACTCACCTGAGAACTTCTTTTGTTCTGCTGATGACTTCTCTCATGCACTACGCAATGAAAGTCCCTATGAGTATGTGTCTACTGGTCACACAGGTCTTGATGAAAAGATACGTGGCATGGTTAGGGGTGGGCTAACATTCTTAAAGGCTCCCCGTGGTACTGGTAAGACAGAAGTAATACGTTACTTTGAGACAGGCTTACTTAAAGATCCTAATATCAAGATAGCTCTTCTACACATGGAAGAAATGAAGTCCACTACATTACGTGCTATGGCAACATACCATCTAGGCTGCAATGTCAGGACAAAAGAGGATGCTGATAATAATAATGTTACCCTTGAGTCAGTAGAAAATGCAGCAAATACTATAGCAGACTCTACCAACAACAGGACAATCATCTTTGAGATGATGTCGCATGATGATCCATTGAAGCTGCTAGACTATACAAGGTTAGCAGTGTCAGCCTATGGTGCTGACTATGTATTCGTTGACCATGTACAACGTCTAGCCTACCTATCTAACTCAGGTGTTGATGGTGCTACCAGTACGTTGACCACACTAGGTTCACGTATGGCACAGCTTGCCAAGGAGTTGAACATAGGTGTGATATTTATATCACAGGTCAATGATGATGGACGTACTAAGTATGCTGCATCTCTTGAAGAAGAAGCAATCATATGTATAAAGATAGAACGTAATGCTGAAAGTGAGGATGAGGTTGAACAGAATACTACTAACTTTATTGTGGATAAGAATAGACCCTTTGCTAAACTTGGCAACGCTGGTTCTGTTTACTATGACCCAGTGACTACGATACTTAGGGAAGATATTTTTGGTGAGGGGAATGAATCCACATGATAGTATTTGATGTAGAGGCAGATGGATTATTTAGACAGGCTACAAAAATACATTGTCTATCTTATACTAGTAACGGTAAGGATTTTAAAAGCCTTACTGACTACAATGATATGAGAGACTTACTGTTAAATGAGAATGTATTAGTAGGACATAACATAACACGTTATGATATACCTTTATTAAATAAACTATTAGGCATTAAGATAAAAGCAAAACTCTATGACACTCTTGCAATGTCATGGGTAATTAATACTGATAGACCCAAGCATGGGCTAGAGTCTTTCGGAGAAGACTTTGGTATACCTAAACCAGTTGTTACTGATTGGGAGTCACAGGATATACAAGTGTATATACATCGTTGTGAAGAAGATGTAAAAATAAATTGGATGCTTTGGTCTAACCTCATCCAAAGGTTTATGTTGGTATACAAATCAAAAGAAAACCTAGACAAGTATCTTAGATACCTGTCGTTTAAAATGCAGTGTGCTTTTAAGGCTGAGTTTTATGGTTGGAAACTTGACAAAGATCTTGCACAAGATTGTGTAGATAAGCTTGAGCTACAACAGAAAGAAAAGATTGATGAGCTAAAGACTGTGATGCCAATGCGTACTTTGTTTAGAAAGAAAACTAAGCCTAAAGTTATGCACAAGAAGGATGGTACACTGTCTAAGCAGGGTGAAGAGTGGCAAGCTTTACTTCTGGATAACATGCATCCCTCGTACTATGTCGGTGAAATAGAAGTAGTCAAAGGTGTTGAGGAGCCTAACCCTAAGTCTAGTGATCAAGTAAAGTCTTGGCTAAGATCATTAGGTTGGAAGCCTTGTACATATAAGTATGACAAAGACAAAGATGGTCAGGAGAAAAAGATACCACAGGTTAGAAAGAATGGACACCTAACTGAGTCAGTTAAGTTGCTTATACAAACAAACCCTCATGTAGAAGTTCTTGATGGACTGACTGTGATACAACACAGACTAGGTATCTTCAAAGGTTTCTTAGAGTGTGAGGTAGATGGGTTTGTTCAGGCAGGTATCGAAGGTCTTACTAATACACTTAGGTTCAAGCACAGAAAACCTTTGTGTAATCTTCCGGGAATTGATAAGCCTTGGGGTAATGAGGTACGTGGATGCTTAGTAGCACCTGAAGAGGATTCAGTTTTGTGTGGTGCTGACATGACATCCCTTGAAGATACAACAAAGAGACACTATATGAAACCGTATGATCCTCAGTACGTAAAAGAAATGTCACAGGATGGATTTGATCCACACCTTGACCTTGCTAGACATGCTGGGGCTGTTACTCAAGAACAAATACATAAGCACAACTCAGGGGAAATATCATTGAAGTCCTTACGTAAGAACTACAAGGTTGTTAATTACTCTGCTACCTATGGTGTTGGTGCAGCTAAGTTATCTAGGGAGACAGGCATGACAGTAAATGAAGCAAAGAAACTTCTTGATGCATACTGGCAACGTAATTGGGCAGTAGCACAGTTCGCTAAAGACAACCTAAAGAAAGTCAAAACAATAGCAGGTCAGATGTGGGTACAGAATCCTGTAAGTAAGTTCTGGCATACACTGAGGTATGAGAAGGATGTATTCTCCACACTCAATCAATCCACTGGTGCTTACTGCTTCGACAAGTGGATGGCCTACTACTTACAGTCAAGACCCAACATCATTGGACAGTTCCATGACGAATCAATTAACGTTGTGAAGAAAGGTTCAGAGGAGCAACACAAGTTAATACTTGTATCAGCAATAGAGAAACTAAATAAGGAGTTAAAACTTAATGTACAATTAGGTATTGATGTGCAGTTCGGAAATAAATATTCTGAAATACACTAATAAAAGTCTTGCATGTGCTTTTTAATACATGCTACTATTAAGATCTTAACATATATAGGAGTTGTCACACATGGCAAAAATTACAGTAACAGGTTTAGCACAATGGGCTAAAGTATTTGAACAAAACCGTGACCTACTAGGTTACCAAGGTCAGTGGGCAGACACTGATGGACGATGCTCTATTGAGATGGTTCTTGATGATGACAATGCAAAACGCATTACAGCTTCAGGTTGCATGAGCAAAGGTAAGGAAGATCCAGAGGGTCGTGGTACTATCTTCAAGTTTAATCGTAAGTTCTCTACCCCAAATGATTGGGATGGTGATGCACCTGCGGTATACAAAGCAGACGGTACTAAGTGGGACTATGAAGCTGATGGTACTATCGGTAATGGTTCAGAGGTTCTAGTAGAACTAGATGTCTACAAGAATAAAGGTTACGCTACTTACACTACACGTTTGGAACGTGTGAAGGTAATCAATCTTGTAGAGTATAACTCTGATGGCAGTGGTAAGAACGATCCCTTTACTGCTAACATTGCACCAAACGATAATGCTAATGTTGTAGCATCTCAATCTGTTGATAGTGCTATGGAAGCTCTTGACGAAATCCCTTTTTAATAGGAGAGAAATATGCCTAAGATAGAAACACTAGTAAAAGATATGTACGCTGTAATTGAAGGAAAGGGTGGGTGGGATAAGACAATTACACAGTATCTTGCAGATAACATTTCAGCTAACGCTGAAGCAAGGTTTAAAGAACCTCAGAAACCTAGAGGGTATTTGAGTTTCTCTTCTATCGGTTCACCTTGTAAAAGAAAGACTTGGTATAGGATAAATAAAACAGCTGAAGCTGCACCATTAAATCCTCAACTACTAGGTCTTTTCTTTTACGGGGATCTACTTGAGACTTTAGTCTTGGCCCTAGCAAAAGCTGCTGGGCATGACGTTCAAGGTGAACAAGATAGAATGTCTGCTGGTGGTATCAGAGGGCATAGGGATGCAGTCATTGATGGTATGACCATTGATGTTAAATCTTCCTCAAGGTATGGGATGAGTAAGTTTGTTAATCATACCTTGAGAGAGGATGATCCTTATGGATACATCAGTCAGTTAAGTTCTTATGTGTATGCTGCTAAAGATGATCCTTTAGTAACAGATAAAAAGCAAGGAGCTTTCCTTGTCGTACAGAAAGATACCTTCAATCTTTGTCTTGATACCTACGACTTCTCAAAAGAGATAAAGACTAAAGAAAAAGAGATAGCAGATATAAAATCAATAGTGTCTGGTTCGTTGCCTACTGAACGTATCAAACCTATTAAGCAATCTGCTACTTCCGAGAATACAAAGTTATCCTTTGCTTGTGCAGGTTGTGAGTACAGGAAAATTTGTTGGCCTGAAGCTAGGGTCTTTAAGTATTCTTCAGGTAAGGAATATTTAATTGATGTAGTTAAGAAGCCTCAAGTAGAGGAGTTAATAGATTGAGTAAGCAGGGTAAACAAAAGGGTAGGCTTGGACAACAAGAGATCAGGGATGCCCTACTTAAAACTTTTACAGAGCTTGAGCCTGATGATGTTAAGTCTACAATTATGGGAGACACTGGTGCTGACATTCAACTATCACCCAAAGCACAAAAGATTATACCCATATCTATAGAAGTTAAACGAAGGAGATCAGGACTCAAAACTGTTTACAGTTGGATGGATCAGGCAACTAATCATAGCAAAGGCCCACCAGTTGTCTTCTATAGATCAGACAGACAGCCTTGGTTGGTTGTTGTAAACTTGGAGCATTACTTAGAATTATTAAGGGGTACAAAGTAAATGTATGTGAACTCAGACTTACGCAAACCAAAGGTTAAAATATGGGGGGTTGTAGAAGGTCCAATCAGTGTATCAGACATTGATGATATAGACACAAATCTTTATATGAACCTTTGCAAAGTAGAAGTTAACGGCAGTATACAACACATAGAATATTTCTTTGATACAATGGACGATGCATACAATATGTGTAAGCACTTTCTTACTAGCATTGATCCTTTAGAAGTAGAACTCAATGATGATGATGATTGACATTGTGTTCTTTATGAGTATAACTGGAGACTTTAACTTTGGAGTATGAACTAAACTTAAAAATAAAAGTAGATAAGAATGCTAATTTTTTAGAGGTCGGAATAGACAATCACTCTGAAATTTTAGGTGAACTAACACTTAATGCTATGCATGACATAGATGATATAACAGTCGTAGAATGTGAGGTAATGAAATATGACTAAGATAACAATAGACAATGTAGATTATGACGATGAAAATTTTACTGATGAACAACGTAGTTTATTAAATGAGCTAAAGAATAACAGTGCTGTTTCATCTGGTATTAAGTATCAGTTGCACAGCTTAGATGTGCTAAGAGACTTGCTTACTAAGCAGCTTAAAACTTCCCTTGAGGAAAAGGAAATAGATACACCTGATGAATAGCAATTACTTACCTACTGACTATCAAACATTTATTGCTACAAGCCGTTATGCTCGGTGGCTAGAAGAAGAAGGAAGGCGAGAGACATGGGCAGAAACTGTTGAACGTTACATAACTAATATAGTTAAGCCGTTACTTAAAACAAAAAAAGATGTGGATGAAATACGTGATAGCATTCTATCATTAGAAGTAATGCCAAGTATGAGATCACTAATGACTGCAGGTAAAGCAGCATCCCGTGATAATACTTGTATGTATAACTGTAGCTATCTACCTGTGGATGACCCTAAGTCATTCGATGAGGCTATGTTCATCTTGCTCTGTGGTACTGGTGTCGGGTTCTCCGTAGAGAGCCAGTTCATCAATAAGCTCCCAGATGTGCCTCAACTCTTTGAGAGCGACACTTGTGTTGTCATCAAGGACAGTAAAGAAGGGTGGGCGAAAGGTCTTAGGCAAGTGTTAGCACTCCTCTGGGCTGGTGAGATCCCTAAGTGGGATGTTAGTAAGGTTCGTCCAGCTGGTTCAAGACTAAAAGTATTTGGTGGTAGAGCCTCTGGCCCTGCTCCATTGATTGATCTGTTTAACTTTGTTATATACACCTTTAAACAATCTTCTGGTAGAAAACTAAACTCATTAGAGTGTCACGACATTATGTGTAAGATAGGTCAAGTCGTGGTAGTAGGTGGAGTCAGAAGGTCAGCTATGATTAGTTTGTCAGATTTAAATGACAGTCTAGTTCGTCATGCTAAGTCTGGTAACTGGTATGAAAAAGAAGCTCATCGTGCATTAGCTAACAACTCTGTAGCTTACTTAAATAAACCATCTAGTATGGAGTTCATGCATGAGTGGTCTTCTTTAATGAAGAGTGGCAGTGGTGAAAGGGGTATCTTTAACAGAGAGGCATCTAAGAAACAGGCAGTTAAGAACGGTAGGCGAGATCCTAACTATGAGTTCGGGACTAACCCTTGTAGTGAAATAATTTTACGGCCTTATCAATTTTGTAATCTATCTGAAGTAGTTATAAGAGCAACAGATACTGTAGAAGATATTGCACGTAAAGTCCGCATCGCTACGGTCTTGGGTACAATACAGAGTACTTACACACACTTCCCTTATCTAAGAAAGATCTGGCATACCAATACTGCAGAAGAAAGATTGCTTGGTGTATCACTCACTGGCATAATGGATAACCCTTTGATGACCACAAAAAATAAAGGGTTAGCTGACACGTTGGAGTACTTAAAAGATGTGGCTGTTACTACTAATGCTAAGTATGCAAAGTATCTTGATATACCTGTGGCTACTGCTATTAGCTGTGTTAAACCCTCTGGAACCGTATCACAACTGGTTGATTCAAGTTCTGGCATTCATGCTCGCCACAGTAACTATTATATTAGGACTGTACGGGGTGGGAATGAAGATCCATTAACTAGGCTAATGTCTGATCAGGGTATCCCTAACGAACCTGATGTAATGAATCCAAATGCTACTACAGTATTTAGCTTCCCTATGAAAGCACCAGAGGGTGCGGTAGTTACTTCAGACATGACAGCCATTGAACAACTTGAGATGTGGTTGATGTATCAAAGACATTGGTCTGAACATAAGCCAAGTGTTACTTGTAATGTTAAGGCAGATGAATGGTTTGATGTATTAGCTTTTGTCTATAAGAACTTTGATGAAATGTCTGGTGTTAGTTTTCTTCCTTATGATGAGCATACCTATCAACAAGCTCCTTATACTGAGGTAGATGAGGTCAACCCTGTATTTAAAATAGACAAGGATGGTAACTTAACAGATACTATAGAAACTCATAGCTACAAAAGTTTGTTAGCTTTAATGCCTAGTAGTATTGATTGGTCTAAGTTATCAGAGTATGAACTAGAAGATACTACATCTGGTATGCAAACGTTAGCCTGTAGTGGTGATGTTTGTGAGATGGTTGACATTACATAATAGTTTATCCCCCTGCAAAGGGGGGTTTACACACTCAAACTCAACTGGTATTATTACCACAATAGAAATATTTGGAGCAATAAAATGGCTGTAAGAAAACCTTTTAATAGAGCAATGTATCAAATGTTTGACGGTATTGCTAAAGAAACTTTAGTTACTTACTTAGAAAGTAAGGGACATACTATTGTTAATAGTAAAGAAGATTACTACGCAGATGTTGTCTCAGAAAAAGATGGCTACACCTACTTCAATGAAGCAGAAGTAAAGTCTCAGTGGAAAGGTGATTGGCCTGACCATTGGAAGGAGATAAGAATACCAGAAAGAAAGCAAAGGTTGCTGGATAAATACGAAGGAGAGAATGGAGTATTAAACTTCTATGTATTTCGAGGAGACATGAAGAAGGCATGGCGTATTAAAGATACCTGCCTAACAAAAGAAAGTCTTGCCGAAGTAAAAGGTAGCAGACGAATAAGAAAAGGTGAACTATTCTTTCACATCCCTTACACTAATGCGGAGCTAATTGAGTTATGAATAAACCATCAAGAATGCCAGACGAAAATCTTATTGCTCAGTATAATTCTGTCAGTAAACCCTTTCATTATAACACAGGTGAAGTAGAATGCATTGACTATATCAAACAGGTATTAGGTAATGAGGGATTCATTTCTTACTGCCAAGGTAATATGATTAAGTATCAACACCGTCATAGGTACAAGAGTAAACCTGTGGAAGATATGGAGAAGGCAAGCTGGTACATGAACAAGATGATGGAAACAATGAGAGAGGTACACAAATGAATCCTTATGATGAAGGCCAGAAATCTTTTAGGTTAGGTAAGTTAGGTAATCCTTACTCACTAAATAGTAATAATAACAGAAGCTGGGAGTATGGCTTTAATACTGCATACTTCTCTAACTTAAAAAGAGTAAAAGATAATGAGCAAAGAATTAGAGAACGAGGCAAAGAACTACAAGAAAAAGAAACACACCTCTAAAGCAATGAAGCCCCTTACCACTAGACGGTATCTAGCAGGACAAGCTCTTGCTGGATTACTACCTAATAGTAAGGGGCGTCAAATGCCTGAGATAAAAAGATCAGCATATGAATGGGCAGACTATATGTTAGATGATGATTAATTTACTTTCTTAGGCTAGGTAAGTCTTCTGATTCAAATGCTTTATTGTATTCAGTTATCATTGAAAGCAAGTGCTGGCGTCTATTCATTTCTTCTGCAATAGACCCAGCATTTTCTATAAAGTCCCTAGAAGATGTAAAGCTTACACTACCAGTTTCATTTCTAAATTGATTTGGAAACATCTTTAAAACTTTGTCAAGATTTCCATGTTGTTTCTCAAACTTAGCTTGCTCTATATCATAAGTAGCACGTACATAACGAAGTCCAAATTTTCTAAATTTAGGGTCATCTAAAAGTGCATCGTAAGCATCCTTTACATCCCCTGACCTTTTGGTTATTTGAAAATTTATAAAATTAGTTAAGAGATTTCTTTTTAATTCAAACCCTTGTTGGTCATTTGGTATTTGATCATAAGTTCTGTTAAGATATACTACACCTTTATGTTTTTTAGTTTCTTTCCAACTTTTAAATTCAAAGGGCATTGTTTGAGATAAAGAATATCTAACTGCTTCATCTACAATGGCATTAGGTACTGTATAGCTTGAGTACATTTTGTAATCTCGAATACCTAACAAAGTCATTTCTTTTTGTATTAAAGTGCTTGGTGGTTCTTCACCTACACCAAATTGTTTTGTCATTGGATTCCAAGAACCGATAGGATTAGGATTAAATATACTATAAAGCCTAACGTCATGTCCTTTTTCTTTACCTTGAGTATAAGACTGACCATAGCTAATACGTGACCAATCAACTAAATTTTTAGTTGCTTGTTGTTTAAGATAGTCACTCTTAATTATATCCATTAAGAAATTTCTTTCTCCTGTCAATGGATCTTGAACCCGTAAGTCTCTTGTATAAGGATTACCTGCAGATTCATAGTCCATCTGACCTTGGAATGAAGACACAAAACTTGCAGGGTAAGTATAGGTAGATATTATTTCACCTAATTGTTTCTCTAATCCGGGAGTTGCCCCACCTTTTAAAGAAGATTCAGATAAATTTCTAATAAGATCAAACTCAAATTTAAAAGCTCCTGTTCTCATATCTGGTATACCACCAGCTATCTCTAAAATATTATCTTGGGTAGCTGTTTTATTCCAAGGTAAATTATTAAAGTATCTATATAATACATCTCCTATTAATGCATGCATAGCAAATGGACCAAGGACTCTTTTAAGATCACTCTCAGTTTTAGTAGTTTGAACCCACTTTGCAAAATCTATTTCACCCTTTTTTTCTTGAGCCATTTGATAGCCCATGAAAACAAGACTTGTACCAGTTATTGCTTTTGCACCTCGATCCGTCATTGTTTTTTGTGCATCACCAAAGACAGGGTTAAACCCACCTATATATTTTTCAAGTTTTTCTATTCCACCTGTTGCATATCCTATAGGACTATAGTCAGATATATACTCTAAGTGATTGGCAATGTATCGTGGGAATGGTACATCTGCTCCGACAGAAACAATGAAAGGAAGTTTGTAATGAATTTTTTGTAGACCTCTAGCACCTCTACCAAATAAAGACTTATCTTTTTTAAAGTCTTTTTGAAATGTAAATCTTTTTGCACTGTCAATAGCATATTCCATAACACTTGGGGGTAGATCATCTAAAGTTAGATTACTACCATCTGCTTTTGTTTTAGTTAAAAACTCACCGAAGTTAGTGCCTATCTCAGGGTTGTTTAGTTGTCGTAATCTTCTATCTACTGCACTGTATAGTGCAGCTTCTTTATATACTGCATCTGTAGCAATGTTTAAAGTATTAACAAACCTACTCATACCTGAGAGAATAGATTTATTTCCGCTTACATCCATACCTTTTACTGTCTCATAGAATACAGATGTAAATTCAACTGGTGCATCTGCTAACATCATATCTTTTAATACTGCTGCCTCTGCTCTATTCCAAGTCATACCTCTGAGAGTAGACAGAGTTCCACCTACCCAACGTTTACCTACTTTTGTACCATCAGGTAAAGTTTCTCCAAATGTACTTGTTAAAACATTTTTCCAGAATTGATCTGATATATCTACTGCAATATTAAAACCACCTGTACCAACGTTAGCCATTGTAGTACCTAACTGAGAGGTCATAAAACCAATACGAAGAGAATCAAGTTCTCTTATAGTGCCTACAACTCCTGACCATTTACCACTTGCAGCTTGTTCAAATACAGAGTTAGCTTCTATAGAAGATATACTTGATATACGAGTTTCTGCTAAAAGATCTAATGAGTTATCTAAACTTTCCTTAAGGTTCTCTTTAATTAAAAGTTCGTTGTTAACAACTCTAGGATCTAAAGCATCTTTAAGTGTTCTTGCAGACCTAAGAACTTTACCAGCCCTAGATAAATCGGATAAGAATACATAAGAAAATTGCTCATCACTTAATGAGTATTTATTTTTAATTTTATTTATAGCTTCTGTAGTTACTGATCCATTACGAATTGCATCTGCAAGAACTTGACTAACTCTTTGGTTAGGTTTAATTTTTAACATAGTTTTTAAATCAATACCAGCAGCAACAACACCTTTAATTGTACCAAGATTTAAAGAAGTTGTAAGCTCTTGATTTAAATTTCCAGTTAATATTAAACTTCTAATACCATCACCTAACTCTACAGAATCTGGATTAAGAGGATCTAATTTAATTTGTTTTTGTTTTGCTGCTAGAAGTGTTGCTACTTCTACCATATCTTCTACAGAACTTTCAAGGATAACTGAGTTAGCATTTTTAATAGTTAGATTAGCACTCTTCAAAGCTTTTCTACGTGTCTTCTCTCCGTTCTTAACTTGATTAAAGATAATTTCTTGCGCTTTGTTAGCTGACTTAGCATCCATAAAGCCACCAAGAACACCAAGAGGCAGACCAATAGCAGCTTGTATTGCACCATCTACCATAACTTCTTTTGCTGTGTAATTATAATTAGGATCAACAGTATCTCTTGTTTCTTTTTCTGCATAAGATTGTGTTAAACCTAAAGCACCTTCTAAGGCAAGAGATTGTGCGCCAGA